TACTCTTTTAGATTGATTAAATTTTCGAGTTTTCTTTGGCCTAAAAGTTCAACGCATTTGCAAAGTAGAGAAAGATTTTTATCGATGCAACAATCTAAAAATATATTTTTTGCAGCCATGTATAACTATCAAAAAAGAAACTCAAAAAGTTCAAACAAAAACTCAAACAAAAACAGCCAAAATTTGATAATATGAACAAAATTAAATTATATAATAGGCTATATATTCAAAGAGTTATAAAATTAAAACAGTAGAGCGACAGCTTCCCAAGCTGTAGGTAGCGGGTTCGAGTCCCGTCTTCCGCTCATTTAAAAGTCAATACCAGTAAGGATTTCAGGAAAATAAAAGAAATTAAAAAATGAAAAAAATATCAAACTCAAACAAAAGTTCAAACGAAAAACTGCCAAATAATTGCTCGATTGATGGTTTTAAAATCGCTCCTGCGGATCTTTCGATGGATAAACGTTGGTTTGTTTACTATACTTTTTATGATCCTGAATACCCAAACGGATTTCGCCGGCAAATCAGAGGTGGGATAAATCGTTTTAAGAGCTTTAGGCTTCGCAAAGAAGCGGCCGAGGAATTAATGAAGCACGAAATGGCTGAATTAACGGAAGGGTTCAATCCATTTAAGAGAAAACTTATTGTGCCCGTTAATTCAGAGGTTACACCCGACACCCCTTTTATTCAGGCATTGCAAATTGCGTTCAAGAAAATAAAAGGTGTAAAAGGTACGCTGGTAGATATTCAGAGTGTCATCAAAGGAACAGCAGAGGCGGCCGAAAAGTTAGGCATAGACCAAATGCCGGTTAAGAACGTTTCACGGAAATATTTTAAAATGATCTTTGAACAATGTAAACAGGATAACCCGAAATTTTCCGACAATAGGCAAAATGTTTATAGAAAATGGCTCAAAAAACTTTACGACGAATTAATAGAGATGGAAGCGGTGGAAGTAAATCCTTTGGTATTTATCCGGAAAGAAAAAATAGTAAAGAAAAAAAGGGTGATGCCAACGGATGAACAAAGGCGGCAAATCAGTAAATACTTAAAAGAGAAATACTATAATTTTTGGCGTGCTATACAAATATTTTTCGCTTCTGGCTCCAGGGAAACAGAACTAATGAATGTGAAAATAAAAGATATTGACCTTAAAAATCAACAATGCAGATATTTGGTCTTAAAAGGCAAAGAAGCGCACGAAGTTATGCGGCCTATAAGCGATGCAGTACTTGAGTTATGGCAGGAATTAGTTGCCGAAAGCTCTGATAAAGAGGATTATTTATTTTCTTATCGACTTACGCCCGGGCCAAATAAATTAAGTACCGAAGCATTGTCAAAACGCTGGAAACGTCATGTAAAGGGTTCTGTGAAATCTCGTTCAAAATACGGCAAGAAATTTAAAAGCGTGTTAGAAATAAACGTTGACCTGTATGCTCTCAAATACCTCAATACAACAGAAATAATGGAAATTCTGGATGATACTAAAGAAGCGATGAAATTAACAGCCCATACAACAGAGGCTATGATTGTAAAAATCTACGACACGAAAAACAAACAAAGGAAGGATGATAAGATAAAAAAAGTAGGGAATACTTTTTAGCCCTCCCACACTTCTTCTTTTACTACAGATATATTTGAAATTGAGGGGAAAAATATTTTTTAAAAAAAGTTGCAGTTTTATTTGTTTGTATCAAATATGATACGTACATTTGAGTTATAATTAAATCATTAAAAGAGTCGGCAACTCGATAAAAACGGCAAAAATTATTATGACAACATTAAAAACATTCAAAAACACAGAATTCACAATGCTGGGTGAAGATTTTTCAATATTAAAAAACGACGAAGGGAAAATGACATTAGCAATCGACAGCAAATTTTCCAAAGATTTCTTTTTTGATAAAGATGGTCTTTTAAAATTTGCTAAACGCAATGTGAAAAACTTGAATGAAGAAATGCAAAACGAAATTCTTAATTACATTAAAAATATATAGTTATGAAAAAGACATTTAAAAAAGGTGACATGGCTATATTAGTTGAAATAGATGATAAAGGTTTCGTTGTGCCAAACTCAATAATGGAAGTCGAATATCCTAACGTATCAGATAAGTTTAGAAAAGTACCTGTAAAAAAAGGAACTAAGAAAGCTATTACAGTGAATGACCAATTTGAAGCGATATTGGCCTTCCGGAATTTATCAGAAGTATTCAATAGATTTAAAATTGGTGATAAGATAAAGATGTACAGAGAGAAGTTAAACATGTCACAGCAAGAACTTGCAGATAAAACAGGACTAAAGCGTGAAAATATTGCAAGAATAGAATCTGGCAAATATTCTACTGGTCAGGATATACTTTCCAAAATAGCTACTGCGCTCGGTAAGAACTTAGATATTATCTAAAATATTTTCCCTCAATTTATTTATAAACAATTACAGTGCTCGCTATCGCTGATGGTGGTAGCTTGCCTGTAACACTCAGAAAAGTATCCGAACATTCTTTTTGGGTTTATAAATAAGATAGTAGGCTCTCAGTTCCAGAAGAAGATTTGGCGAAGAAAATAAAGCCCTGAAAGATAAAATCCAATAAGAATCGGGTAATATCCAAGAAGTTATTAACACTGTGTTAATATTTTTAGTAAACAAACGAGGGAAAACTAACTAAATTAGCGAAACAATTGTAAATGAATCCTGAACTGGAACTAATTATCAGCGAAGAGAAAAAGAAAATTTCACTTCATTTTAAATCGCGGGTAAAATCAGTATCAAACAGCTATCTTAAAAAAATCGACAACACTTCAAAGAGTTTTGAAAAAAGAGCTAAAAAGATCGCAAAAGAACATGAGACAGTTTATAATCTATTAATTAAGGATTACGATAAAAGACTTAAGGACCCGAAAACGATTCAAAAGCAGGTAACGTTCCCATCCTTACGAAAAAAAATAATCAATGAAATCTGTGAATATTTTGGCTTTGAACCGGATGAAATCAGAACGCCAGGGCGAAAGAACCGAAGCGAAACCGATTGTATTCAATTAATATACTATTTTCTTTATGCCAATAAACTGGGCACATTAAAAGAAATAGGCAGCGAAGTAAATAGAAAGTCAGAAACGGTATATTTCGGAATAGCAACCGTAGGCCGGTATATTAAAACAGATTCCACCTTTAGGAGAAATTTTAATAATATTAAAGAACGAATAGAAGACATTTTAGAAGAAAGCGAAAAACATGGCAGCACCTAAAGGAAATAAATTCTGGGAGTTACGAAGCAAGCACGGCAGAGATAAACTCTTTGCCACACCTGAACTATTATGGGAAGCGGCTTGTGAATATTTTGAATGGTGTAGAGAAAATCCATGGATAAAAAAAGATTGGGTAGGTAAAGATGCCGAGGAAGTAAAAAGAGAAACAGAAAGGCCCTTTACTTTGACAGGTTTATGTATTTATCTTGATTGTAGTTCTTCATATTTCCGTTCTTTTAAGTCAACATTACAGGAAAAAGATAAAGATTTCCTAACAATCATTACGCGCATAGAGGAAATTATTTACACACAAAAGTTTGAAGGGGCCGCTGTTGGAGCGTTTAACGCCAACATTATTGCCCGCGATTTAGGACTATCTGACAAAGTAAATAACGAGCATTCCGGCGAAGTATCAGTAAAGCAAATAACCGGGATGGAGATTAAGTAATATAAGCATATAAAAATTAAAATCTTAACTACTAAAAACAAAATACATGAATTCAAAACAAGTTTCAGTTGAGGTAATCGAATTTTCGATACGTCAAGTCTCAATTCCAATTATTGGTATCTCGCCTCTTATTGTACACGCATGGTCTGAAAAATCTAAAAGGATGATTTCGGACAAACAGGCGGGAAAAGCAAAAAACAAAAAGCATGAAATACGCGACCCTGAAGAGGAATATGAACAAGCAAAGCATATTTCATCTGAAGGATGGGAAGGATTCCCAGCAGCGGGGTTCAAAGCAGCAATGATAAGAGGAGCAAAAATGATAGGCATGGTTATGAAAGATACCCAAACGTCATTTTTTATTAACGCCGATGATGAAGATACACAGTTAGTTCGTATTCATGGCGAAAGCAGAATGAGAACTGATATGGTTAGAGTGGGAATGGGTTCTTCTGATATTAGATACCGTCCAGAATACCCTAATTGGTATGCAGAGTTGAACATTGAGTTTAATTCAGGCGTAATAAGCATTGATCAAATATACCAATTAGTAAAAGCTGCCGGCTATGGATGTGGAGTTGGTGAAATGAGGCCGGAAAAAGGTAAATTCAATTATGGACGTTTTAAATTAGCCAATGAACAATAGTATAGAAATATCTGCGGATAAAAAATATGAATGGAATCAAAGCTGGGCTAATCCTCTAGCTCATACTGATATTAATCTCGTAATAGCGGAGTTAAAAGACATTGAAGATGCAAGAGGGTGTATTACTCCGGAATTAGTAGTTGAATCATCAAAAAATAAACGGTCTGTACTTCATAATTATTTTGTGTGGGATGACACAAAGGCAGCGAATGCATACAGATTGATGCAGGCAACGCATTTGTTACGCAGAATTGAAGTTAAGGTAATTAATGATGGAGAACCTACTCAAATTAGGGCGTATGAATTCAGAACTAAGACCGAACAGAGCACAGGCACATATATTAACCATGATATGTTATCAGAATCAGACATTGAAAGAACCAAGAAATTTCTTATAACTGATTTAGTAAGGGTTTCTAAAAGATTGTCGGGGTTCAACAGGTATCAAACAGCGGTTGAATATATTGATATGGCAATAGAAATTCTTAAGGGTGAAGAAACGACACCTATGTCTTTAATTGAAGATAAAGAAGTGGCCGTTTTTTAAAGTTCTTGTTTTTATGGTCAGGTGTGGCAGTTAAGGTGGGTTATGGAGAGGTGAGGTAGGGTATGGCATATCTTGGTTCGGTATGTAAGGGCAGGATTGAATAGCACCTTAGACAATAGGGTGCTTTATTTAAATTTATTAAATCAAATGATCTTCATCACACCATATCGTTTAGACCGTAATTTAGGTAAATATTATAATGATATTATGCAAATGTCAAATGAGACGGTTTGCTTTACAGATGGAGATGTGATGTTCCTTACCTCTGATTTCGGCCATTTGATTGAAGGTTACCATAATAGATTCCCGGATGCGATACTAACCTGCCGAACAAATAGAATACATCCATTAAGCAAACAATTAGACGGCACAATGGATGAAGAATGCGATGTAAGAAAACTATTGATCAAAGCCGAAGAAAGAAAACACCTAAGGACCGTAACAGAAATAAAACCAGGTGAAGGACTTTCTGGTCTTTTGATGGTAGTTCCTAAATCGGTATGGTTAAAAGTACCCTTCAAAGAAAACGGTGGTTGTTTAGGTGTAGATAGCCAGTTTAGGATCGACCTGCATAACGCTGGTATTAAAACTTATATTATGGATGGGGTTTTTGTTTTTCATCAGTATAGATTACTTAACGGGGCTGGATATAAAAAACATTTATTATGATTTTCCGCGATGACGATATAGGATTCCATGCAGGAAGTTCACAGAAGTTAAAACGTTTCAAAGAGACTCACTCCTTATTTAATAAGTACGGCGTTATTCATACTATTGCGATTGTAACCAAAGATATTGAGAAAGATAAAGCGCTGATCAAGTACATAAAATCTCAAAAGAATATCGATGTTCAACTACATTGCCACGAGCATATCGACTATTCTAAGGACTTACAAAAATTACATGAAAACCTGCCCAAAGCTGTTGAGATCACGACACGATTATTTAAAAAACCTACAACACTTTTCCCACCGTGGAACGCCTCCAGTATCGGAGTAGAACGTATTGCATGGCGCAACGGTTTAAAAGTAGTTACCAATAAAATCAGCCTTTCTCAATATCTGAAAGGTGTAAAAGGGGGTGTGATTAATTTTCATTATTGGGCCGACGAATGTGACGATTTGGAAGCGGCGTTAAAAAAACATACACTTTCACAATTAAAATAAAAACAGAATGGACAAGTTATTAGGGAAACAAGGCAAAGACAAAATAACCGGTTTTGTGGGAATTATTACTTCAAAATGCGAACACCTTTATGGCTGTAACCAATATTCTTTAAATCCAATAGTTGGACAAGACGGGAAAACAAATCCTATTGAATGGTTTGATGAAGGAAGAATAGAAGTTATTGGTGAAGGAGTTAAGCCAGAAGATGTCCAGGTAGAAGAAAACGGATGTGAAAATCAGCCACACCCGTAAGTAAAATGAAAATCGCAATCCTCACAGCAAACATTGGAGGTATAGATGAAGTTTACCCACCGGCAAAACAAACGGAAGATTATGAGCTATTCTATTATACTGAAAATAACCTTCCTTTTCCGATGCCAAGTTTTGATAACAGGTTAAAAGGAAAGTATCTCAAAACACAGGCTCACAGATTCCTCGACCACGATATTTTTATTTGGATAGATGGATCTGTTGAAATAAAGGACGGGACTTTTTTAACATGGGTACTTCAGGAATTAAATGATTGTGATCTGATTATTCAAAGACACGAAAGAAAGACCGTTTTTGAAGAAATCGACCACATTTTAGAGAAGATGAAAAAGGGTAGTCCATATCTTCTTAAACGATACGCCCGGCAGCCATTTAAACAGGAATACGACTTTTATAAAAGTGAAGGGTTAAACTTTCCGCTTTATAAGTGCTGGTTTTTTGCCTGTCGCAATAATACCACTGTAAATAATATGATGAATACATGGTGGGATATGATTCTAAGATACTCGAATTTCGATCAATCACAGTTTAGTTATGCAGCATGGAAACATCATTTAAAGATTAATGAAGTCAATACCGAAAATTATTTAATAAGACATAAACACGAATGAAAGTTTGTTGCAACACACATGGAAAGGGCCACAGGAAATTAAATTTAACTGGGTTTATTTTTACAAAATGGACTGTTCTTTATAATACTGAAACTAAAAATAGTTGTGGTTCTTACTTGTGGATGTGTAAATGTGAGTGCGGTAATATGTCTAAGGTTTCAGCAGCATCTTTAGTCAGTGGTAAGTCAAAATGCTGTGGATGTATAGGCAACCAAAAATTAATTGAGAGAAATACAGGTAAGCCTTCAAATAATAGAAAGGCATACGGATATTCAAGTGTTAGAAGAATTTATAAATATTATATTCAAAATGCTACTAAGCGAAAATTACAATTCTCCATTCCGATAGACATATTTATAAAACTAACCTCAATGGATTGTTTTTATTGTGGTGTTGAACCTAAGCAATGTTATAATTTTCTAAAGCAAAACAATTTTGGAGAATATTATTACAATGGATTGGATAGGGTTGATAATAATAAAGGTTACACAATAGATAATGTTGTTCCTTGTTGCGGCAAATGCAATCATGCTAAGGCTGGGTTACCAAAAGATGAATTTCTGGAACTGGTTAAAAATATTTATTTAAATACTATAAAACAATGAGCAAAGTTTGTTTTACAGCACTCTTCTCGAATTATGAGGAACTTAAAGAACCGCGTGTAATTACGCCGGGATGGAAGTACATCTGTTACACTGATCAGGACCTGAAAAGTGATACGTGGAACATAGTTAAAGTAGATGTTCCCGGCGATCCGCAAAAACAGGCCCGCTACTATAAATTAACGCAATGGATAAAATGGGAGCAAAGTATTTGGATTGATGCGAGCTTTATTATTGATACTGATTTAAATCAGTGGTGGGAAAAGAACTTCGACAAAGGATTTGCGGCCCCAAAACATCCTTTAAGGAACTGTGTTTATATCGAGGCCTTGGATTGTATTATTTCTAAAAGAGGAAATAAAGAGGAAGTACAAGCGCAATCTGAAGAATATAAACGTTTGGGCATTCCGGCTAAAAACGGCGTTATTCAATCCGGATTACTAATGAGAGAGAATAAACCGGAGGTTATCGAGCTATGTGAGGAGTGGTGGAAAGAATTAAGCACCCATTCTATCAGAGATCAAATAGCCTTTGCTAAGGTAAGTTTAAATTCACCTGTTGTTCATACCTATAACTTTGATTACAGGAGAGAAAGGGATTTTATTTACCGCCATCATTTCCACCGTAGGTGAAAGAAGTTTTAAAATATGAAATATTTTATAAATAAAACCCCTGAAAGTATTGCTACTACAGGGATTTTTCGTAAATTTGAAGTAACTACAAATCAAATTACGATGACAAATTTACAAATTCCTGAACAGGAAATATGGAAAGATATTGAAGGATATGAAGGGGCTTATGAAGTAAGTAATTTCGGCAATGTCAGAAGCCTTTCTGGAATTGTTAAATCTAAAAACCAATGGGGAAATTACATAAGACATCGCAAAGGCCACAAACTACAAAGCGTCCTACACAAAAACGGTTATTTCAGAGTTGATATACAGGGTAAATTATATTCTGTCCATAGATTGGTGGCAATAGCCTTTATTCCTAATACTGATTATTCAAAAGAGGTGAACCATATAGATGGGAATAAATTAAACAATCGTTATCCTAATTTAGAATGGGTTACTAAATCAGAAAATATTCGTCATGCTGATAATACCGGGTTAAGAAAAATGCCGAAAGGCAAGAATCATTATATGTTTGGTAAAACTGGCGCTAAACACCACGGCTCAAAAAGGGTTGTTTCTACTGTTACTGGTGAAGAGTTTGGTAGCTTAAAAATAGCAGCACGTTCAATAGGTATTTCGCATAAATATTTATCTATGATGTTAAGAGGCAGAGCTAATAACAAAACTAATTTAATGTATAAATGATAACTAACCACACTCAATTAATTCAAGCATTAATAGATAAGTACAATCTTGAAAGCTATTGTGAAATTGGATTGCAAAACGCAAACAATAATTTTAATAAAATAAAATGCGCGGTAAAGTGTAGTGTTGATCCAGATCCAAAAGCAAAAGCCATATTTGATTGTACAAGTGATGAATTTTTCAAAGTTAATTCAAATAAGTTTTCAATTTTCTTTATCGATGGCCTCCATCATGCCGACCAGGTCAAACGCGATTTTGAAAACTCTTTAAAATGCCTTAATTATAATGGTTTTATTGTCATTCACGATGTTTTACCGGAAAATGAACAAGGGACAAAGGTTCCACGCGAAACAAGGATGTGGTGGGGAGATGTGTATAAATTCGCCATGTCAATTCGAAATCATTATTCAGATATCCGGTTTGTAACTTTTAACGTGGATAACGGCTGTATGCTTGTATGGAAAGAACCAAATACCTCTTATACTTCATGGAATGAAGCCCCTTTTGACTGGAATACTTATCTTAAATTCGGGAAGATACTAATGAATGTAGTAAATGAAGTTACAATTTGATACCCGTGGAAATGATGCACAAAAAAGATGTGTTGAAGCATGGAAAGACCCTTTGGTAACAGATATAGTTTACGGAGGCGCAAAAGGCGGTGCAAAAAGTTTCACCGGCTGTAAACTTATTTTTGGAAGTGCGTTAATTTATGATGAAACATATTGGTTTATTGCCCGTAAAAAGTTAAACGATCTAAGAAAATTCACAATTCCATCTATTCACGAATGCTTTTCTGACTGGAAGATTAATATCTTGGATTACGCCAAATTTAACGGACAGGATAGCTTTTATCAATTACATAATGGGTCGCGCGTTTATTTACTCGATGTTGCTTATATGCCGTCTGATCCATTATATACGCGGTTTGGATCACTTCAATTTACCGGGGGATGGGGTGAAGAAACCGGCGAATGGGAAGAGGCAGCAGCTAATAACCTTCAGGCAGCGTGTGGACGGTGGAATAATAAGAAATATGGGCTTCCTCCTAAGTTTTTACAAACCTGCAACCCTTCAAAAAATTATTTATATAGGAAGTATTACCGGCCTTTTAAAGAGGGAACTCTTCCCGCATGGAAAGTATTTATTCAGGCCCTCCCCACTGACAATAAATGCTTAGATGCCTCCTATATTGAGAACCTAAGACGGGTATTAAATAAAAACCAAAAAGAGCGCCTTTTATTCGGTAACTGGGAGGCAGATGATGACGAAGCAGCGCTTATTGAATATGACAAAATACTCGACATCTTCACTAATACCCACGTTCCACACGGCAAGAAATACATCACAGCAGATATTGCACGACTTGGAGGTGACAGAATAGTAATAATTGAATGGGACGGATGGAGAGGTACAGTAAAACACTTCACAAAACAAGGCTTGGATGTCACCGGAAGCATTATTGAAGATTTGCGCTATAAAATGCAGATAGGCAATTCTGACGTTCTCGTTGATGAAGATGGAATGGGCGGCGGCATCGTTGATTTCCTAAAGTTCAAAGGCTTTGTGAATAACTCCTCACCCCTTGCAGCACCTAACGGCCCGGTAGATGAAAAGGGCAATCCAATTAAAGAAAATTACGACAATTTAAAGAGCCAATGTTACTTTAGAATGGCAGAACGCATTAATAGGAACGAATTATATTTGGAATGCGATTCGGACGAAGTAAAACAGTGGATAATTGAGGAATTAGAACAGGTGAAACAAAAAGCACTCGATAGCGACTTAAAGAAAGGTGTCGTTCCAAAGGATAAAGTAAAAGAATTAATTGGACGGAGCCCGGATTTTTCAGACGCGATCATGATGCGGGAATATTTTGAATTAAAACCAAAAAAAATGTGGGCATGGGCATAATCTCTAAACTTTTCGGGATAGATTCCCTGGTAAAAAAATCTATGCCCGCGAAAAGTTATGCGTGGGTGGGCGGCTTTCCTGTTTATAATTCTTCCGACACGATTCATAATATTAACTACGGTTATGCCGGCAGTGAAGATGTTTATTCAATTGTTCGCAGGATAGCCCGCACCGCTGCAATGGTGCCTATTAAAGTTTATGAGGTCAAAGACGATACCGCCCTGAAGAATTACCATTATTCAAAACAAAATAGTTACACAGCAAAATCCGTTTTAAGGAGCCAATTTTTAAAACTAAAGGCGCTCGAAGAAGTTAGCGAAGATAACCCACTACAACAGTTACTTTCTAATCCTAATCCTGTTTATACCCTCACTGAATTCTTGGAGGGCGCTTATACTTTTAGGTTGATCACAGGGAATACTTATATCCATACACCCTTGCTGGATCTTGGAGTAAATGCCGGCAAACCGCTTGAAATGTGGCTTGCCCCTTCGCAGTGGATGTCAGTAAGGGTAAGTGACGAATGGCCACGAAGAATAATAGGCTATCAGCTACAAAATGAGATGCAGGTTGCCAACGTGATCCCACCGGAAGAGATGATTCATTTGAGATACTTTAATCCCCGCTTTTCTTATGTAGGGAATGAGCTTGTAGGGCTTTCTCCTCTTGTGGCCGGGTCGAAGGTTTTAGACCGCCAGGCAGCAGAAACGGATTATGCTGTAAATGCTTTCCAGAATTCAGGAATAAGCGGCATGGTGTGGAATGAATCTATGCGAAGCGAGGACGTAGAGCAAGGGGCTTTAGGAAAGATGAAAACTGACTTCTATAATGAGGCGGCTGGCGTTCATAATGCTCGTAAACTACTATTCATGGCGGGGAAAGTCGGTTATACGCAAGTCGGGCTTGGACCTGTTGATATGAACGTAATTGAATCGGGTAAACTGACGTTTAAGAAACTATGCAATCTGTACGGAGTATCCGACAGGCTTTTTAATAATGATGCGACCGGATCAGAGATAAGCACAGACGTAGCATTTAAAGACCTCTACACGAATGGAGCATTACCCGAAGTTTACGCTTTAGTTGATGCACTTAATTTGTTTCTCGTTCCTAAGTTCAACGGTAAACAAAAATACTATGTTGATTGTGACATAACAGGAATTCCGGAGTTGCAGGATGACATGAAAGATATGGCCACAGCTTTCAGTTTATCACCTATTATGAATCCAGGCATCATCGCCAAGGCGTTTAACTGGCCCTATGATGCCGAAGACCCTAATATGGGGAAATTCTTTATTAAACAAGGTTATCAGACCGTCGAAGATGCTGCAGCCGGCGCAATTCAACCTTTACCTATCGACACCCCCAACGGATTATGATAACAGAGGAAGAAATACAAAAGATTGATCAACTTACTGAAAAGTATATCAGGAAGTCAACCTGTCAGCTCACAGAGGCCGCGAATATCGAATTTAGAAAAGGATTAAAAAAGAGAATCATTGAACTTTTAGAGACACGCGATAAAACGCAACCTTATAATCCTGTACTGCAAAAAAAATGAAATGGATAAGGCAGCATATTACAAGCAATTTGAAAAATTCCAACAGAACCGGGAGAAATATTTTACTAAAAAGATATTTAATGCTTTAAAGGCTCAATATGATGAGTTTCTGCAATCTTACAGATCAGGCTCCACGAACGCACTTCAATCAATCAGTTCCCCACCTATTCATGTTGTACTAAAAGAAATTTATCTGGATTCCAGGCATTATGCCTCCCTTGTTTACTCTCAACTTCCCAAAGCGCCTAAAACGCAAAAGAGGCGTGCACCAATGGGTTTTAATGAGGAATTTATAAGGATGATCAATGATTGGTTTGAGGCCAACGTACTTGAGACGGTTGAGATGATCACTAACACCACGAGAAATATGATAAAAGAGGTTCTGCAGGAGGCAACCGAAGAAGGGCGCAATTTGAACTGGATTGAAAATAAATTAGTCGAAAGTGAAGATTTAACCCGCAATCGTGCCCGACTGATTGCACGGACTGAAACTGTTACCGCGTCTAATAGGGCATCTTATATGGCGGCAGCTAAGACAGGTTTAAAGTATAAAAAAGAATGGCTAAGTGCGGGAGATAAACGGGTACGACCGGATCATCAGATGGTCAATGGTTCCCGTGTAGATATGGAAGATTACTTTACTGTTGGAGATTCTAAAATGTTACTACCTGGTGCAAGGGTGCAGGAAAACGGATTGCCGTCCCCTGCTTCTGAAGTGTGTAATTGCCGCTGTGTAGTGTTATACATCCCGGTTCGGGTTAATGGTGTTCTTATCAACTTTGATTATGGGTTGTGGCCGGTTGCTGCTTAGGTAATAACTCTGTTTCCTCATTATCATCCTCGCCTTCGGAACAATATATCACCCCTTGACCTTTCATTGCTGGATGTTCAATAATTAATCCGGTCACTTCTCCTTCGTAAGCAAAACAAAGGCAATCATCTGGAAACTTATTTAGTTCTTCTTTTAGTTTTTTGATGGTAATCACAGCTTATTTTTTTGCCAATAAATATACCTCTTTTCTGCCTCTTTACCAAATTTCAAGTTTTTTATTCAAATTATTTTTAGGCCGTGAAAGAAATATTTTCTTACAAGACGCAAAGTATTAACGCCTCCGTAAAAGATGTGGACGGTGTTAAAGGTATTGTTACCGGCTACTTTGCCAAATTCGACAACGTTGATGCTGACGGGGATATTATCCGAAAAGGGGCTTTTACAAAGTCTATCATGGAGACAGGCCCTGCATCAACTCAACCGCGGATCAAACACCTTTTGAATCACAATACCAGTCAACCATTAGGCTCACTGATTACTTTAAGTGAAGATTCTTATGGCCTGAATTACGAATCTCAAATAGGTTCTCACGCTTTAGGACAGGATTTTATTAAGATGGTTGAATCCGGATTGATCACTGAACACTCCATAGGTTTTCAGGTGATGAAAAGAAACCAACTGCAGGAGTATCAGGATTACATGAAAAGCCCAGATTTAGGAATGTGGGAATTGACAGATTTGAAACTTTGGGAAGGAAGCTCACTCACTTGCTGGGGGGCTAATTCGCAAACTCCTTTAACCGGGTTAAAAAGTGACAAAGATTCTTTACAGGCATTAGTCAACCGTCAAAAGGCACTGGAGAAATTCTGCCGCAATTCAACAGCGACAGATGAAACTATTGAACTCTTACTTATTGAATGCAAGCAACTCACTCAACTTATAATTGAAAACACGAAGCAGGATGAAACCACTTCGCAGTCAGGAATTAAAAACGTGGGAGTTCTTGAAGCATTAAAATCATTTACAAACTCATTAAAAAAATAAAAATGGCAGAAGAAAATAAAGATATTCTGACTAAAGAGGGCCTTATTGCTCACTTAGCAGCACTTAAAACAGGCTTGGAAACAACCCTGAAAACAGAAGTAAAAGACAGCGTAATTGATTCCATCAAAGAAAAAATGGAAGCAATCGAAGCTATGGAAAAAACTGTAAAAGAATTACAGGATAGCGCCACAAAACCGGAAGTGCTCGCAAAACTCCAGGAAGATATGGCAACAACCATAAAAGCGTTTGACCTCTTACAATCCCGTATCAAAGGTTTCAAATTCGGCGGCGAAAAGAAATCTATCCTCACCATCGGCGAAGCATTGGGCGAAAAGCTCGCTGCTCCCGGCGCTATTGAGGATATCGAAAAGCAGTTGAAGTCTGCCGGCGGTTCTGCAGTGCTCAAATTAGGCCCTGTTTCCCTCAAAGATATGACTGTTGCGACTACTTTAACAGGTGATCCGGTTGCTACCTATAACCAAAGGCAAGCCATCATCCCGGCACAGAAAGTAAATGCACGTGATTTGATCCCGACCGTTCAAAGTCCAACCGGCTTATATGTTACTTACCGTGAAAATACCGGTGAAACAAACAATATTGGTGTACAAACAGAAGGAGCGACAAAAGGCCAGAATGAATACGCGTTGACAGAAGTAAAAACTGTTCAAAAGTATATCGCAGGTTTTGCGGTGTTCACCAAACAGCTATTAAAGAACCTTCCTTTCATGCAGGGTACTTTGACCAGGATGTTGTTAAGGGATTTCTACAAAAAAGAAAATGCCTACATCTTTGGCCAGGTATCAAGCGCAGCAACTGGTCCAACTTCTGCAGGTACTTCTGCGGATGACATTAAACAATTGATTGCTTTGATTGGTGCGCAACTTGATACTGACTTTAACGTGTCTTTCGTGGTTGTGTCTAATCAGACTTTAGCGCGTTTGATCTCCGGTACTTACTCTACAGGTTACTATCCCGGTGCAGGTAGCGTAGTTCTTAGTGATGGCCGTGGTATTACCATTTTTGGGGTTCCTGTTGTGGGTGCTTCATGGGTAACACCTAACTATGCTCTTTGTATTGATTCAGACTACCTGGAAAGAGTTGAAGTAGAAGGTTTGAATATCGCATTCTCTTTTGAAGATAGTGTGAATTTCCGTCAGAATAAAGTTACCGCCCGTGTAGAATGCATGGAAGAGGTCAACTTAATGATGCCGCAATCTGCTATCTATATGAATTTGGGAGCATCTTAATATCATTGAAAAACAATTAACCCAAAGCCTGTCTGTTCATTCAGGCAGGCTTTTTTAAATTAAGTTATGTTTATTACTGAAAATTATAATTGCAACAGAGCGAGGTTTAATGCCGTGCTTGATATTAAGTTTAGCGATCAGGGTACAGGTGGAACCAACGGCGCTGTGGCGTTGAATATTTCTTCACAGGTAGGCACTACAAT